TAGAAAATAGCCAAGACTTTTATACTACGCTAACCGCTACAAAAATAGACTAATGAACGCTAAGATAAACCCACAGGACCTGGCTATACTAGACAAAAAGCTAAAGCAGCTTAAAAGGTTTTCGCGCCAGGAACTTAGCAACGAAGTGGGTAAAACGGCTACCGATATAGTACGGCGCAGTACTAAACGAGTACCTGTAAACAAAGCTAAAGGACAGCGCGGCGGCGACCTAAAACAGTCTGTATATACAGCTAAAAAAGGTAACACCGCAGAAGTAGGCTATAACAAAAAGTACGCGCCTTACCAAGAGTTTGGAACTGGGCGCTATATAGATACTAAAGAAGCCGAAGCGTTAGGCTTTAGTGCTAGCGAAATTAAAGCGCTATTCAAAGGAGAAGGTAAGCGCCAGGTAAACATACCGCCGCAGCCGTTCTTTTTTCCTAGTGTACGCGAAGCCTTAAAAGCGCTAATGGGTAGACTAGACGACAAACTAAAAAAATATATATGAAAGAAGTAATACACCGTATAAGGAAAGCACTACTAGATAAACTAGCTGGTAACATAGTACTACGCGGCGCTACTGTACCTATTTATAATAGAATACCTAGCGACGCTAGCTACCCTTTTATACGTATTTACAGCGTTTCTAACGACGAAATAAACCAAAACCAGACTAGCTACCTAACAGAAACTATAACGCGCTTAGAAGTTATTACACGCTTTTCTGGCGATAACGGCGGCGAACTAGACAGCAACCTAATAACCGACCAGGTACTACAGCTAGTACGCACCAGAAGCGCCGACTATATAGACCTAGACGAGCAAGGCTTTAACGTATTTAGTAGTACTGTAGCTGGTATAAACTACCTAACCGAAGACGGCGAAGACTACACGTACTTTAGGACTATAATAGAACTTAGCAATAAGGTACAACAAATAGAACCTACAGCTGGGTTACAAGCTGAACTACAAAGCGAACTACAAACTTAAATAAAAAGGTATGGCTAAAATTACATATACAGACAAAGTAGACAATACGACTAACGCGCTACCAGATATTAACAAAGTAAAAGCTGCGGACTTAAACGAAATAAAAACTAGTGTAAACGCGCTATACGATACCCTAGGCGGTTTCGCTTTATATGAAGATACCGCTACTAGTTTAACCCCAATAAACCTAACTCAAAACACTTGGACCGACCTAACAAATAACAAGGAAGGTACAACAACAGAAACTTCTTACAAGCCAACTTATATTACAGGGGACCTTTGGGATAGCGCAACCAACACAATAGATTTATCTGAGGTGCCTATTGGTAAGGTGGTTTTGGTGCGTAATGACTATGACGTAACCGCTGGTTCATCAAATACACGTATGGATAGCCGTTTATATTTTCCAGACACTACTAAAAGTGTTGAGTTTGCACACGATTTCTTATTTAATGCTGGAGATGAAGTAAGATACTCTAGGACAACTCAATTCTTTGTTACTAGCGCAATCAAAACAAGCGGCGTTAAAATACAGGTTAAAGTAAACAAGTCTGGCGCTACGGCAACTGTAGAAGACTTTCAAATAACTGTTTTAAGTTTCTAGTAATGGGTTTAAAACAAAAACTACAGCCAGTATGTAATAAAGTAAAGGGTTTTTTAAAAGCCGTTTGTAACAAAGTAAAGGCGTTTTTTAAGGCTATCTTTAGATGTATATGCGAATTTAACGACTGTTGGTAATGAAAGGTTATAAAAGATTTTTACAGCTATTCTGGTTTTCGGATAGCGAACCTAACGAAGTGCTTATAGCCCTTTGCCATATTGTTTGCCTACCAGCTGCGCTATTTGTTGAATTTGAAAACCCTAGCCTATTGTTTGTTCTAGGTGCAGTAGCCGCTGGCAGCTTCCAGCTATGGGCTGTTTTATGGAATGGGACTTTACGTATGCGCCTGTTAGCCGTACAGATAGCGGCGCTAATTGCTGTTATGACTGTATTAAATTTATATATGGAAGGGCTACTAGTAGGCAGCAGAACTGGCTGGGTAATTATCGGTATATTTGCACTATGGAACGCTGTAAGAGTTTTTAAAGAAAAAATAGAACGTAGTTAATATGGAAGGCTGGACCCAAATTGTAATAACTATAGTAGGCGTTTTAGGTAGTGCTAGTATATGGAAGTATTTAGAAGCTAGACTAAAAACTAAAACCGAACTAAAAAAAGACGAACTGCAAAACAGCGACGGTGTGCAATATAGGGACGACTTAAAAGCTAGAGTAAGAAACCTAGAAACTTTACTAAGCAGCGCCAGCGACGAAAAAGATGAACTACGTAACCAAATACTAGACCTTACAGCGGAAGTAAACGCGCTACGCGTTAAGGTGGAATTTTTGGCAAAAGAAAACGAACGGCTTAAAAATAAGTAGTAGTATATGAAGTATTTTTCTATAGCAGAATTTGACAGCCCAGATGCGCCGTATAGTGGTACAAATATGAACCAGGAACTACTAGAACTACTAGACGAAATGCGCGAAATTTACGGCAAGCCTATAGTAATTACAAGCGGCTACAGGACTAAAGAACATAACAAAGAAGTAGGCGGCAAAGAAAACAGCAGCCACCTAAAGGGGCTAGCGGTAGATATAGGAATAGAAAACAGTAACCAGCGCTACGAAATAATACGTATAGCTATGCTGTTAGGAATTAAGCGTATAGGAACTGGCAAAGGTTTTGTACATATTGATATAGATGCTAGCAAACCGCAAAACGTAAACTGGGTATACTAATGAAACAACTACTAGCTAAACTTTTAGGACTTAATAGCAGCGGCGAAAGCAGCTTAGGCAGTTTCGCTAAAGACCTACGCGAAGCTATAAAGGGCAAAGAAATAGACCCAGAAAAAGCCCTAGAACTAATAAGAGTACAGAACGAAGTAAACAAAATAGAAGCTCAGCACCGTAGTATATTTGTGGCTGGCTGGCGTCCCTTTATTGGCTGGGTATGCGGTGTAGCACTTTTGTACAACTTTATACTGCGCGATATTATAGCCTGGGCTAGCCCTAATATAATGCCGCCAGCTTTACAAATGGAACACCTACTAACTGTACTTATGGGTATGCTAGGGCTAGGTGGACTTCGCACCTACGAAAAACTAAAAGACAAAACTAAGTAATGGCTAAACTACCGCAGTTTGTATTTAGGGCTAACGCTAAGACTAAACGCCCAGGTAAACATAGTAAGAACGCAAGCCCAGGACAAAAGGGCTATAAGAAGCCTAGACGCGGACAGGGTAAACGCCGTTAGTATTTTTTGTAAATTTGTAAAAATTTACTATAAATGGGCGTAAAAGATACTGCGAACCTGGCGCTAATACCAGCAGCATATAAAGCTAGTAAAGTATACAGCGCTATACCTACAGACGGCGACGGCGACTTTACCTTTACTAGAACTGGTAGCGGCACTAGAATAAATAAAGCTGGGCTTATAGAAACCGTAGGCAGTAATGTACCTAGACTAAACTATAGGCTAGATGCAGACGGCAACCCTAGCAGCTGCCCAGAACTATTACTAGAACCACAGCGTACTAATACCCATACTTATAGCGAAAGCGCAAGCGGCAAAACTACCAATAATGTTACATTGACGAATAATCAAGCTATTTCGCCAATGGGGACAAACACCGCAATAAAAGTAACCGAAGACACTACCTTTAATAGACACCGTTTTTATGCTGATAATAATAGCGTAACGTCTGGAACTACTTATACTATAAGTTTTTTCGTTAAAAAAAATAGCGATAACAGATACGTATATTTAAACGCTGGCGCCTTATTGGGTGCAAGTGGTTCTTTTGATTTAGATACAGGAAGTGTAACTGGTAATATGCAAGTATTTGAAGTTTACCCTAATGGCTGGTATAGAATAGGAATAACTAAAACCGCAACAAGCAGCACTACAAATATATATTTTGTGCAAATGCAACAGGGGACTACAGACGTTTCGTATACAGGGGACGGTTCTAGCTTTTATTTTTGGGGGCAACAGTTTGAAGTAGGTAGTAACCCTAGTAGCTATATACCTGTACCTAGTACTGGAAATGTTACACGAAACAAAGACCAGGCGTATAAAGCTAATTTCGCAGACCTAGCTAGCGATTACCCTATAACGGTTTACTGGAAGGGTAGAATAACGGACCATAGTACAGGGCAGTACATTTTTAGTATAATAAACGACGGTAGCGCCGTAGAATATCTAGGTATTGAAATAGCAAATACAGGCTATATTTATTTACAAAGACGTAGTAGTAATAACGATGCCGACCAAATTACGTATAGCACCCAGGTAGGCGACGTAAAAAAAATAGCCGTAAAATTTACTAGCAGTACTACAGCTGTAGTTTATATAGACGGTGTAGAAGTATATAATTTAAGTAGCGGCGCTGTGGTAGCCTGGTCTTTTGACAGCGTACTAGTAGGGCAGCATAGGATAGTAGTAGACCAAAACGACCGCAACCCAGCCGACGAATTTTTTATATGGAATAAAGCGCTAACAGACGAAGAAATGATAGAAATAACAACGCCATAATATAAAAACAAAATGGACTATATATTTAAAAAGTACGAATTTACAGACGAAGCCGCAGCAGACGCGCTAATAAATACGCTACCCACAGCGGAAGTAGACGACGAAACATACCCAGACCATAAACACGTAATAGTAAAACTAGGACACATAACAGTAACGCCAGGCGAATACGAAGAAGGCGAAGACGGCGAACTAGTAGAAACTACAGCGCCAGTATTAGCAGATAACTACAGCATAGATGTACTTTGGCAAGGTATAGAAGAACAGCCAGACGACTGGGCGGCTTACGAAATTACACTAGAAGACAACGGCGTACATACGTTTTTTGGTCTTAATTATGTATAAAAAAACTTACGTATATTTGTAGAAAATAAAACGACTTATGGCTAGTACAGTATTTAATGGCACAGACTTACTTTTAAAAGTGTCTGACACCGACGGAAGCGAAGCGAATATAGGACATACTACAAGCTGTACTATTTCGCTAAGTGCAGATTTACCAGAAGCAACCACCAAAGACAGCGCAGGCTACCAGGAAGTAATTGCTGGACTACGTAGCGGCGAAATTAGTTTCGAAGGTCTAGTAGACTACACCGACAGCCAAAACGCTGCGGAACTAGCAGACTTTTTGCTAAACCGTACAAAATTGTATTTTGAGTTTGGTACTGCCGTAACTGGCGACCAACTTTTCGAAGGTGCTGGTTTTCTTAACAGCTTAGAAGTAAGCGCAGAAATGGAAAGCCCAGTATCGTATAGCGGTAGTATTACTATTACTGGTGCTATTACAACTTCTACAAACGCATAAAACTAACAGCCCTAGTTAAAGGGACTAGGGCTATTTTTTTATTTTATTATGGCAAACAGAAAAAGGGGGTACTACACTCTAAAACTAGGCGGTAAAAACCGCACACTTCATTTTAGTATGAACTTCTGGGCTAACTTTACGGAAGCCCTAAATATACCACTAGACGCTATAGGCGATGTTTTCGCTAACGGTTTAAGCCTAGGCGCTATTCGCGATTTAATCTACAGCGGACTACTAGCTAACGACCAAGAACAGGGTAACGAAGTAGACTATAATAAATTTACTGTAGGCGCCTGGCTAGACGATTTAGAAAGCGAACAGCTTAACGATATAGTAGCTGCCCTAATGGAAACTAAACTACTAGGAAACCAGCTTAATATGGGTGTAGAACGCAACCCAAAACCAGCGGAAGGCGAACAGCAAAAAAAAACAAACCCCTAACCTGGCACGACCTACTAGACTACTACATAGGGCAAATAGGAATAAACCCTAACGACTTCTGGGCTAATACCTGGAACGAAAACCAGCTACTAGGCGAAGCGCACAATATACAGAACTACGTAAACTGGGAACAAACGCGCTATATAGCTACTATGCTGTATAACGTGAACTGTACTAAACGCAGCCAAATGGTTAAGCCAGAACAGCTAATGCCGCTACCACAGGACGTATATAACAAAAAGGCTACAGCGCCTAAGAGTACTAAAGAACAGTACGAAAGGTTTTTAGAACGGTCCGCTAAGGCTAAAGCAAAAGGCAGTAGAACTGTAGCGGATTTCAAAAAATACTAACGGCTAAAAATTTCGTAATTTTACGGCTATAATTTTGCACTATGTCAGACCAAAAACTTAGGGTAATACTAGAAGCCAAAGCCGACAAGTTAATTAAATCGCTGGACAAGTCTAGCGCCAAGTTACAACAGTTTGGCGACGATGCTAACAGAATAGGTAAAAGGCTAACAGTAGGACTAAGCGCACCTATAGCTTTAGCTGGGGTTAAGGCTATTTCTAGCGCCGCTAAATTTGAAAAACTACAGACGCAGTTAAATGTACTTACAGGTAGTGCAGACAAAGGCGCAGAAGCCTTTAAAAAGCTAGTAGATTTTAGTGCTGGCACACCTTTCCAACTAGACGAACTAGTACAGGCAAATAACACCCTTATGGGTTTTGGCGTAAGTGCTGGCGATGCGTTTAAACACTTACAAAGTATAGGCGACATAGCCGCTGTTTCTGGTGGCGACTTGCAAGGTATTTCTGTAGCTTTTGGACAGGTAGCGGCGTCTGGGCGTTTAATGGGGCAAGACTTACTACAGCTAATAAACAACGGCGTACCTATTATAGATATGCTTAGCCAAAGTATGGGCGTAGCAAAGTCTGAAGTAAAGGATATGGTAAGCGAAGGCGCCGTAACTTTTCCTGTACTTATAAAAGCCTTTCAAGACGCTACAAGCGAAGGCGGCAAATTTGCTGGCGGTATGGCACTACTAAGCGGCACGCTAGGCGGTGTATTTAGTACTTTAAAAGATAATATAAACATAGCCTTTGCCGAAGTAGGTAAAAGTATAGTAGAAAGTTTTAACCTTATAGAAGTAACTAAAGGGATTATAAGTAAAATTCAAAGCTGGACTGCGGCTTTTAAAGAATTTAGCCCAACAGCTAAAAAAGTAGTTTTAGTAGTGGCTGGTCTAGCGGCTGCGATAGGTCCGCTTTTAATAGGTCTTAGCGCCTTACCTAAAATACTAACCGCTGTTAGTACAGGTATAAAAGTAATTAAGGTAGCTATGTTAGCTTTAAGCAGCCCTGTAGGTCTTATAATAGCTGGGCTAACCGCTATAGGTGTACTTATTTATAAAAACTGGGACAAAATAGAACCTGTTTTAGTAAACATATATAACAAGTTTGTAGACCTTTATAACAGTAGCACAGTTTTGCGCGGTGTTATTGGTGGGCTAAAGGGCGTTTTTAAAGCAGTATTTACGGCTGTAAAAGGCTATATAAGTATAGCTGTAAATGTTTTTAAAAGTATGGGTAAGCTAATTAAAGCTATAGTTACTGGCGACTTTAAAAACATAGGCGGTATAATAAAAGAAGCTGTACAGTCTACTAAAGACAAGTATATAGATACTGGCAAAGAAATGGCTACAAATGTAGTAGACGGTATAAAGTCTGGTATAGATAGCCAACTAGAGTATAAGACCGTAGGAAGCGTAAAAGAAGGTCTACAAAAAGCTGTAGACAAAGCAGCAGAACAGGTAACTATACCAGCTTTAGGCGGTGGCGGTAGACAAAAAGCTACTACAGTAAGCGCACTAGGCGCTACAGCTGGCACAGCTATAGGAACTACCCAGCAGTTAAATACTGACGCTAGCAGTAGTTTACTAGGCGAAATGCAAACAGTAACTACAGACCCTGTAGCGATGTTAGCGGCTAGTGTTTCTAACAGTACTACGCTACTAAACGGCGAACTACAAAAAGCTAACGAAGTAGTAAGGGCTAGGGGTATAGAACAGCAAACTATAGCCCAGGAACTTACCGCTGGTATGAACGGAATAATAAATAGCGGCGTACAGGGTATAGTTTCTGGTCTAGCCGAAGCTGTAGTAGCTGGCGGTAATGTAGCTGGCGCTATGGCTAAAGTATTACTAGAAGGTTTAGGCAATATGGCTATACAGCTAGGACAGTTAGCCCTTTCGTCTGGTATAGCTATTGAAGCTATAAAAAAGGCTTTAACTAGTTTAGCTGGTCCTGTAGCTATTGCGGCTGGTATAGCGTTAATAGCGCTGGGTAGTTTTGTAAAAGGCGCAGCTGGTAGGATAGCTGGCGGTAAAGGTAAAGGCGGCGGCAATAAAGCCGAAGTAAAAGGACCACGCAGCGGCGCTGTAGCGGCGTTTGCAAATGGCGGTATAGTTAGCGGTCCAACACTAGGGCTTATGGGTGAATATGCTGGCGCTAGAAGTAACCCAGAAGTAATAGCGCCACTAGACAGGCTTAAAAATATAATAGGCGACAGACAAGCGCAGCAAGTGAATGTAGGCGGCGAATTTAGGCTGCAAGGTCAAGACCTAGTAGTAGCACTACAGCGCGCCGAAAAACAACGCGGTAGAATTAAATAAAAGAATATGGCGTACGGCGTAAAATTTAGGCTAGACTTCGAAGACCACGAAGGCAACGGCAAAAGACTAGATATACTAAAGGACGGATATACTGGCGAAATACTACCGCTTATAGGTGGCGCAGACCCAGTTAAAATAAAGTGGGACGGCGACGACGACTTTTATAGTCCTATTATTGGTAGCACTTGTAATATAAGCCTATACGCTACAGACCAAACAAACTACGACGACTTTTTTAACGAACCAGAACGCGAATACAAAGTAAACGTATATACAGCCCAGACTACTACAGATGCGTTTAAAAATAGAAGCCAAGACGACGGCGCTATAGTAGAAGGCGCAGACTGTTTAGTAGACGAATTTATAGGCTACCTAGATACAGAAACAGCGTTAAACGAAAGGGTACTAGACGACGGCGGTACGGTAGAAGGTAACGGCTGTATAGCTAAACAGCTGACTGTAGAAACCGACGACAACTATACGCTATTCTGGACTGGCTGGCTACTTAGCGACCAATTCGCGGAAGTAATGGCGCCAAACCCACAGCCTGTAAACCTAACCGCTATAGACGGACTAGGCGAACTAGATAACTATAACCTAGATAACAGCTATTATACTATTTCGTTTGGCGATTTAAACTTTACGCTAGCTAGTATAATATGCAAAGCGCTAGACAATATAGGGCTGGATATTGATGTACTTTTAAATAATGATATAGATGTTGTAGATTTTTTTGGTAATACCTACAACCTATATACACAAGATTTTACAGGTAACGAACAAATTTTTTTAAGCGACGACTACGAATTTTTTAACGTAAAAGAATTTTTAGAAACCCTACTAAAAAATATAAATGCTAGAATTTTCCAGGCAAATGGGCGCTGGGTAGTACTTAATAACAGTACTTATAGCGAAGAAGCTATAATAGACTACGTTAAACAATACAAAGAAGATAACGACGCGCTACCAGCTGGAATAGGAACTATGCGCCAGGAATACTTAAAAGGCGATATAGAACGCCTGTACTTTAAGCGTTTTAATAGTAGCGGCACATACCAAAAAGACTACAACCACCAGGGCTTACGAACTGTAAGAACCGACCTACAGCCGCTAGACCAGAACCTAACGCGCGAAGCTGAACGCGGCTATAAAGCTGTACGGTTCGAAATACCGCCAGTAAAAAGTATTATAGATTATGGCGACGACGTAGGCTTCGAATACCAAAATACTACACACTGGACTATAAGTAACGGTAGCTTTACTACTGACGAAATAGCTTTAAATGGAAACCGTAGCTTTAAAACAACAGCTACAAACAGCGGAAGTACACCTAGTACTATAGCTATTACAGGACAGTACAGCGGTAACCGAGATGTAGCTATGAAGCTAAAACTAAACTATTACTACGACACTAATAACGCTACACAAAGTACGGCGCTGTATAATAGGTTCTGGTGCCAGATTTATTTTCCAGCTGGTTCTACTTATTACTACGATGTAGAAAACCAAAACTGGACTACTACAGTAAAATACTTCTTTTTTGAAAACGACAAAGAAGTAGCCGACCAATGGGTAAGCCAGTCTTTAGATATTGCAAAACTACCAGCTGCGGCTGGGCAAACCCAAACTGTATACTTACGTATATACGGACCTAGAAACTATTTAACTAACTACCAGGGCGTTTATATAGACAATACAGTAGTATTTAAAGACCAAGAAAAAACAGTTATAAACGAACGACTACTAACACAAGACAGCAGTACAAATGTTTTAATAAACGACACCGAAATAGACCGCGAACTAACTAACTTTACGCTAGGCTATACAGACGTTTACGATAGTAGCGACTTGTCTAGTTTAAGAAGACCCTACCAGGCTACAGCTAAACAACAACTTAACGACTTTAGGAATACAGTACTACGCTACGAAGGCACGCTATACAATAACCAAACGGCGCCACTAACGCCTATGGACAAAATACGTATAAACTTTAGCAACTTTAGCGAAGACGCTAGCTTAATTATAGACGGCTTAACGTACAGCTTAAAAACCAATAAGTACGACGTAATAGCCCACAAGCCAAACCAGGACGGCGATACTGCGGCTACAGAAACAACTAAAACCGAAGTATATAAATACAGCTAACCAGAATTAACAGCCCTTTGTTTGCTGCGAAAACCTACCTGTATGCCTAGCGCTGGGTAGGTTTTTTTAGCTTAATACTTTAAAATAAATTTGCATAGTTTAATATCTATTTGTAATTTAGCGGTAAAATATACAGTATGTATAAAGATTTATTCACAGCTGAAATGCGTAAGCTAGGCTTAACTTTAAAAGATGTATGCGAACTAATAGGCGCTAAATACCCTACGGTATATACGCGGCTAGATAGCCCAGAAACTTTTAGAGTAGCTGAACTTCGCGCACTACACGCAGCTGGTTTTAGTTTAGATATAACTTTTAATTTAATTGTAACAAAGTGAAAACAGTAAACATAAAAGGTAAGGAATATATAACCGTAAACGAACGGCTTATACATTTTAGAACCGACGCCGCCTATAATGGCTGGCGAATAGTCGAAGACCTAATAAGTTTAGACGACAAAGAAGGCGTTTTTAAAGCTACTATTTTAGACCCAGACGGCAACGAAATGGTAAGCGCACACGCCCAGGAATACCGCGACAGCACCTATATAAATAAAACGTCTTTTTTAGAAAACGGCTTTACTAGCGCTTTAGGGCGCGCTTTAGGCTATCTAGGTATAGGAATAGACACTAGCATAGCTAGCGCTAACGAAGTGCAGACGGCAGTAGCTAACCAGGATAGTAAACCCTGGCTAACTGAAAGCCAGCTACACGCTACCCTAAAGGGTACAGACGTCCAGGCTAAAAAAGTCCTGGCTACCTATAAAATGAAAAAAGAGTACAAACAGCAGATAACTGCAAAATTTAATATATAATGAGTAACACCAAAACCAAGTACGTAAACGGCGTACGACTATTTAACCCTGGCGACAACGCGCCACAGAACCTTTTAGCGAATGTTTTAATAACGCCAAGGCTATTAGTAGAATGTTTAAAACAGGACGATGTACAAGACGCCAAAAGCGAATACAAAGGCGACACGCAATATAAAGCGAACCTTTGGAAAAACGACGACGGCAGTTTAAGTATGTCTTTTAATACATATAAACCAGAACAAAAAGAAACGAAAGTAGCACAAGGGGCTAACGACCTACCCTGGTAGGTAAACACAAAAGCCCGAAAGCAGCTTAAAAAGTGTGGGGATACTTATTGCAACCTGTTAGTAGGGCTTTTTTAAAATAGCAAAAAATGGAAACACCTTTTCAAAAATACCAATACGAAAGCATAAGAATTAAAAAATATATTTTAGAATTTTACGAATTAGTAGAAAAATTAGATATAGACGCAAAAACAGAAGACAAGCTAATACAACTTTTTACCTGGTATGGTAATGCGCGCGCTATAAAGTCTAAGGCTTACCAAGAAATGAAAACAGCAAAATAGTAAAAAATGAAAATAGTAAAAGACACTAATAAAGAATATCACAGCAAAAAGGAATATATAAGCGCCAGCGGTCTAAAAATGATAGCTAAAAAAAGCGTACACCACTACCTAAATGCTGACTTTAAAAGCACCCCTAGTATGGCTTTTGGCACAGCTGTACATACGGCTATTTATGAACCTAACGAATTTTATAAAGACTACCACATAGTACCCAAAATAGACAAGCGTACTAAAGCTGGTAAAGAATTATACGCCCAGCACACTAAACAAGCGGAAGGCAAAGAACTACTAGATGAAGTAGACCACCAGCGTATATTAACTATACTAGAAAACCTTAGCAAAAACCAACAAGCTAAAGACTTCGTACAGGGCGAAATGGAACTAAGCCACTACCTAGAGTATAACGAAGTTAAAGTACGCGTACGCCCAGACTGTATAAATAAAGTAGCTGGTTTTATAAGCGACGTTAAAACGTGCCAGGACAACAGCCCTAGGGCGTTTTTAAACGATGTATATAAATATAAGTACCACGTACAGGCGGCGTTTTATATGGATATGCTAGGCGTAAATAAATTTGTATTTATAGCTATTGAAACTAACGCGCCTTATAGTGTAGAAGTTTACGTACTGGACGACGAACTAATAGAAAAAGGACGAAACGAATACAAAAAAGCTATAGCAGACTGGCAGTACTATATAGAAACTGGCGTAGCTTTAGGGTACGACGGTAATAGAAACGACGACGGTATAATAGTGCTGGGTTAAATTATTTAATAGTACTAGGTTAAATAATAATATACTAGAATAACAACAGAAAAAACTACTAATATAATGGAAAAATTTAAAGAACTTATCGAAAACTACTACGGTTTAACGCTGGACTACCCTTGTAGAAAACGCGTTTATATAGAAGCTAGGTATATTTATTTTTATTTATGTAGAAATTTTACTAATTTTTCACTAGCAAAAATAGGCGAAAGCGTAGGCAAAGACCACGCTACGGTTTTGAACGGTCTAAATAAGCTAGACGGTTTACGCCAGGGTTATGGTTCTGTAAACGATAACTTTTACGAACTTTACAGCCTAGCTAAAGAGATGCACAAAGAAGCAGAAGCAGTACCTACTTTAGAACAATTAGTAAAGAAATATAACAAGCTACTAATAGACCACGAAATACTAAAGCAAAGGCTAGCTAAATATGAAGAAGACTAAAAATAACGGTTTCGCTAAATACTTAGGACCAGAAGACAAGCTACAGAACGCTGTAATGCAGTATATAGCTGCACAATATCCAGACGCACTAGTAGCGCATATACCAAACGAAGGTAAACGCACGCCTTTTGAACGGTACAAGTTTAAGTATTTAGGTGGCAAAGCTGGTATACCAGACGTTATGGTATTTTGTCCTAATGAAACATTTTGCGGTTTAGCTATAGAACTAAAAGCTGGTAAAAACAAACCAACGCCAGCACAGGTAGAATGGCTGGAAAAACTAAATAACTGCGGCTGGGCTGCATACTGTTTGAATGATTTTGAAAAATGTAAAGAAATACTAGACAACTACTTTTTAAATAAATTATAGTAAAATGGTATACAAAAAAGTTTATTTCGATGAAGAAAACCAGCGCGTACGGTTTACACAAACGGCGCCAGAAAACCTAAACGTAACCTACGAATATGTAGGTAAAATGACTAGGGTAGAATTTGACCTATTAATAGAGGTACTTTGGGAACTATACGAAGACAATAGTATAGAATTTAAGGACTTTAGTAGACGTTTCGGCGATATTCGTACCTTTTGCGACCACATAAAAGAACTTTTACAATGAAAAAAGACTACACAAAAGCTGCCGTATGGTCTGTACTGGCGCTTATTACAGCTGGGCTATGGTTTAAAATGGTAAGCTTTTTTATATTTTTATATCGCCTATAAGACAACAGAATAACAGAATAACAGAATATGCAACTAAACAGAATAAAAAAGCCGTCGAAATTCGACCACTTTACAATAGTGCCAAACGCTATTTTTAGGCACGAAGGTATAAGCCAACAGGCTACTGGGCTGTATTGCTATTTATTTAGCCATAAAAGCGACCAGGATATTACTATAAATTTTATTACAAACCACTTTAAAAACGGTAGGGACGCGGTCCGCAGCGCTTTAAAAGAACTAGAAGACTTAGGATACCTAGTAAGAGAACAGGAACGCCGTAACGGTAAAATAGTAGCATACAACTACATACTAAAAGACGCACCGCAGACTGAAAAACCGTCGCCTGGAAAACCGTCGCCTGAAAATCCGATACAAAGTAATACTAGTATATATAGAAATAAAGATATTTCTACATATACAAAAAGAAATACTAGTACGAAGTCTGAAAATGTCGAAAAAGCCTACCCACACTTCGTACAACTTTTTCCTGAAAGGTATAGACCTAAAGCGCCTAGTACTGTAGAAAAATGGAAGCTATGTCTAGACCGTATAGAACGTATAGACGGCTACCAGCTTAAAGATGTTTACGAAGTTTGTAGACAGCTTAGACAGGACAGTTTCTGGTCTGAAAACTTTTTAAGCGTTTTAAAGCTACGTAATAGCGATAAAAACGGCGTTAAGTATATTGACCGCTTTATGGAACGAAACGCGCTTAAACGGCGTCCTAGTGCCTTTAAACGGCTTAATGGGGTTAAAGATTACGTAGGCTATACAGAAAATGGCGCTAAAATGGTAAAGGCTATTACTACAAACGGCGTAGTACAGGACTTAAACTTACGTATGGCACTAACCCCAGCGGAATACAAAGAAATACTAGAGTATGCACACCAGTAGCACAGGAATAGAAGAAATAAACGAACTAGAAAAACAGCTGGTATTTTTGCTGAACCTGGACGGCTGGCGTTTAGAATGGTCTGGCGCAGACTTTAACCACTTCGACGCTAAGGGTATAGACCTAAACGGCAGCAGCTGTATTATAGAGTTTAAGTTTAGAAACGAAGCGTATATAGATAAAATGCTAGAAGTATATAAATACCAGGCGCTACTAGCTGTAGATGTACCGAAACGGTACTACGCTGTAATAGATTTTAAGGGCGTCTGGGTTTTTGACTTAGACAGCATAGAATACGACGAAAGGACAATACAAAGCCCTAAACAGTCTATTTTTCGCGATACAGGACTAATAGAAAAAAAAGTAATGATGTTAGAAAAAAGCAGCGCAATACAGCGCTACTTATATAATTTTTAAATAACAAAACTAAATTTTAAAAAATGAAACTACCAAAAATTAAGTATTTACAATTAAACAGAAACCAAAAATTTTTACTAAAAGCTACAGCGTTTTTTATAATTACGTACGCTATAACAGTAGAATTTTTAATACTGGCGCTAGTTTATTTTATGTAATACTAGCATATTATTTTATGTAGTATAAATAAATACTATAAATTAGCCCACAGAATAACAGCAAACAAAATGGAATACAAACAAAAACTACAGGATTTAGGTATAAACCTAACGGCTAACGGTGGCGAAACTAAAACAACCTGTCCAAAATGTAGCCACACCAGAAAAAACAAAAGCGACAAATGCCTAAGCGTAAATATAGACGAAGGCGTATACAACTGCCATAACTGCGGCTGGTCTGGTAACGTGAAATTTACGCCTAAAAAGGAATATGTAAAACCACCAAAAGTAAACGCCGAACTTAACAGCCGTATAGTAGAATGGTTTAAAGGTAGGGCTATTACTGAACCTACGCTGGTAAATTGGAAAATAGGCGAAAGCCTAGAATATATACCACAGGTACAGAAAAAACGCCGTACTATTAACTTTAACTATTTTAGAAACGGCGAACTAATAAACGTAAAATATAGGGACGCGGAAAAAAACTTTAAAATGGTTTCTGGCGCTGAACTTATTTTTTATGGTATAGACAACTTAAAAGATAAAAAGCGATGCTATATAGTAGAAGGCGAAATGGACGCGCTAAGTTTACACGAAGCTGGACTATACAGCGTTTGCAGCGTACCTAACGGCGCAAGTAAGGGAACCCAGAAGCTAGACTACCTAGATAATTGCTACCAGTATTTCGAAGACAAAGACGAAATAATACTTTGCACAGACAACGACCAGCCTGGTCTACAGCTGCGCAACGAACTGGCTAGGCGTCTAGGTACATACCGCTGTAAATACGTAGAATTTGGCGACTATAAAGACGCTAACGAAGTTTTAATACAAAAAGGTTCAGAAACCCTACGACAGCTTATAAATGAAGCTAAAAACTTCCCACTAGAAGGCGTACTAAATATATCTAACATTTGGGAAAACGTACTAAACTATAACGAAAATGGTATAAAGAACTACAGTATAAACCTAGGCGACAGCGACAACTATTTTAACCTAGCTTTCGGCGAGTGGACTGTAGTAACTGGTATACCCAATAGCGGTAAGTCTGACTTTATAGACCAGGTTCTAGTAAACCTTACAACAAAGTACAATTTTCGTACAGCGATGTTTAGCCCTGAAAGCTACCCATACGAAGGTCATATAAAACGCATAGCAGACAAGCTAAACGGCAAAGCCTGTAATAGCGACGACCTAAATAACACTAAAGATTTTATAGAAGAACATTTTTACTGGGTTAAAATTGACCTAGAGAACCTAACGCTAAAAGGTATTTTAGACGCCTTTAGGCAGCTGGTTTTTCAAAAGGGCGTAAACGTGCTGGTAATTGACCCCTGGAATATGCTAGACCACAGCGCCCAGCGCGATTTTACGTACATAGGTAAGCTACTAAGTGAAATTACTCAGTTTTGCCAGCAAACGAATACACACCTGTTTTTAGTGGCGCACCCTAGAAAAATTGAAAGCGATAATGGCGTATTTAAAAAGCCTAATTTATACGATATTAGCGGCAGCGCAGACTTCTATAACAAAGCCTATAACGGTCTAGTGTGCTTTAGGTCTGTAGGGCAAAAGACCCAGTACGGTAGCGATATGGTAACTATATACGTAGAAAAAATAAAACGTAAGGAAAACGGACAGCTGGGGCAGTTTGACCTAGCGCCAGACTTCCATAACGGCGGTGTATATAAACCGCTGGGCAAAGAAAACCGCGCCTTTGAAGTAATTAAAGATACTAACGTACCCTGGGACTAGAATATAACATAAACTAATATAAAAAGATGAACGAAAAAGCACATAAGGCTATGTCCTGGGCGCTAAAAAACGGTATAAAAATATACGTAGTAGCAACTAAAAAAGGGCTGGGTATAGTTATCGAAGACAACGGTAAAAAGGTCCGCAGCCCACACTTATACCAGACTAATAAAGAAGCCAGTAAAAAAATATGGGAACTTTATACCTATCTTTACGAAAAACACAACTAGTATGTATATTACATTTTTTCCTATTTACGGTTTTGTGCTAGGTATAAATTATACAGACAGCCCTACACGCGGCGACCAAAACAGCCACTACAACGAACACCAGCTACAGTTTTTATGCTTACTTTTTGGTATCACTATAGGCTGGTATACTGACTAAACAGACACTACGGTAACCTGTAAAACCTAAAAAGTTTAAAATTAATTTGCAACTATAGTATTTTTGTTTATATATTTGCTAAACAAATAACACTAAAAACAGAAATATGCTTTATTCAAAAACGCAAATTATTCAACAGGTAAGAGAATTACTACCTAATACACAATTTTTTATAACTAAAGACGGTAACTTAACGATGTCTTTTGAAGGTCAATTTATAGACCACGAATGGCAAAAAGGCACTTTTATAAATAAATAGAAACAACCAGGGGGCGTAAAAACCCCCTTTTGAATAACACTAAAATCAGAAATATGATACTTAAATTCGGAAAATTTAAAGGCGATAGACTACAAGACACACCACAATGGTACCAGAACTGGTTATACCAACAGGACTGGTTTAACAAACCAAAGGCGCAGAAACCACTACACAAGCAGCTAAACGGCTGGGACGGCTACAGTAGAAAAGGACAAGCTGTATACGATGCTATCTTTGAAAAGGAAAAAGCGCAAGCCGCTAAAGAAGACTGTAGACAAGGTATTTGTAGCTGTTGCGAAGACAGTAAATACTACGGACTTTAACACTAAAAACAGACACTATGCAAAACATAAATTTTCCAGCGCTTAAATACATACAAAGCCGCAAAACAAAGCTAGAACAAGCCGAAGCCAGAGTAGCCCAGCTAAGGCTGTCTATTAAGCAAAAAGACGACGAAATAGACAAGCTAAACGACGAACTAATACGGCAGCGGAATATAATAACACAAGCCCAGCAGCTGTTAGATATGATTTAAAATAAAGCCCACCAATTAGGTGGGTTTTTTGTTTTTATGCTTTACGGCGTTTTTTACGTACTTTTGCAGTATGGCTATACAAAATACACAACAGAAAAAAGCAGCGATGCTAGAAGCCCTAGAAAAAAGCCTAGGCGTTGTTTCTACTGCCTGTAAGCAAGTAGGAATAGCTAGAAAAACCTACTACTTATGGCTGGAAAAAGACAAAGACTTTAAAGCCGCTGTAGACGATATTAGCAACGTAGCCCTGGACTTTGCCGAAAGTAAGCTGCATAAACTTATACGCGACGAAAACCCTACAGCTATTATTTTCTACTTAAAAACAAAAGGTAAGAAACGCGGCTATATAGAACGCCAAGAAATAGCACACGACGGCGCTATTGAAAGCAAGCTAATAGAATGGAAGCCAGCAAACAAAAAGTAACCGAAAGCTGTAACATACAATTTTACCAAACCCTAAACAGCAGCGCTAGAATAAAGATACACCAGGGCGGTACTAGAAGCGGTAAGACGTACGCTATTTGCCAGTACCTAGTGTACAGAATAACCACAGCAAAAGAACCGCTAACTATTGATATAGTACGTAAAACGCTGCCAGCTATTAAAGGTTCTGTACAGCGCGACCTAATAGGAATACTACAGCGCCTAGGGGTTTACTATAAGGGTGTACACAATAAAAGCGAAAACACGTTTACTTATAACGGCTGTACTGTTTCGTTTCTGTCTGTAGATGAACCACAGAAAATACGCGGTAGGAAGCGCGATATATGCTTTATAAATGAAGCTAACGAACTACACTTTGAAGACTTTAGACAGCTGAATATGCGTACTACTGAACAGGTTATAATAGACTTTAATCCCAGCGACCCTATACACTGGCTATATACAGAACTAATAGATGTAGACCGCGACGACGTTGAAACCTGGATAACAACCTACCAGGACAACCACTTCCTACCAGCTGAACTAGTACGCGAAATAGAACTACTTAAAGACCGCGACCCAGACTACTGGCGCGTATTTGGCGAAGGGCAGCGCGCAGTATTTAGCAGCCGCCAAATTTTCCAGAACTGGACCTATATACCATACGCAGACTTCCCAGACTTAGACTACCACCTAGGGCTAGACTTTGGCTTTACTAATGACCCTACAGCTATACTAAAAGTAGCTAAGAAGGGTAACAAGCTGTACGTACACGAACTGTTATATAAGACAGGGCTAACTAACCGCGATATTAGCGACTTCCTAAAGGCGCAAGGGTTAAACCATACGCTAATGTTTTGCGATAGCGCCGAACCTAAAAGTATTGTAGAATTAAAGCAAATGGACTGCCTAGCTAAGCCAGCTATAAAAGGCGCTGGGTCTATAACAGCTGGTATAAGCTTGTTAAAAGAATTCGACGTAATAGTAAGCCAGGAAAGCACCAACCTAATTAAAGAACAACAGAACTACTACTGGCAGCAGCTAAAGGACGGTACGGTAATAAATACACCAATAGATAAGCATAACCACCTGTGCGATGCGCTGCGCTATAGTACCTACAGCCTATATAAAAATAGAAACGACTTTTTTGTCATATAACTTTTGTAAATTTGTAAAAATTTAAGTATGGCTAGCCTATTAGAACGTCTTAGTAAATTCATAACAAAGAACGCCCAACAAACAGCCGCAGAATATAACCGCGCTATATACCAGTATTTAGGCGAAAGTATTTTATGGAACCCAGAAAACGACCGCAGCTACATAGACGAAGGCTACCGTAAGAACGCTACAGTATACAGCTTAATAAACATAATTACCAAGGCGGCTACTACTATACCTTTCCAGGTGTACGAAAAACGAAGCGACAACGACCTAAAGCGCTATAAGGCGCTAACGTCTGGCGTTATGGATAGCAGCACGATGTACCGCGCTAAGATGCTACAGAAAAACGCGCTAGTAGAAGTACAGGACACGCCACTACACCAACTACTAGACAGACCTAATGCGGCGCAGTCTTATAACAGCTGGCTAACAGAACTTATAGCTTTTGGTAAACTAACTGGTAACCGTTACATATACGGTATAGGACCAGACAGCGGACCAAACGAAGGTAAGTACAGCGAACTATATGTACTGCCCAGCCAGGTAGTAGAAATAGTTAGTAACGGTATTATGCAGCCAGTAAAAGAATACCGTATAGAATATAACGGCACTTATAGTATGCCAGCGGACTGCATACTACATATAAAAGACTTTAACCCATACTACGACGGCACAGGTACACACCTATACGGACAAAGCCCACTACGCGCTGGTTTACGTAGTTTAACTACTAACAACGAAGCGGTAACTACTGGGGTTAAGTATCTACAGAACCAAACGGCTAGGGGTGTATTGATGTCCGAAGAAGGCGACCTAAACGAAGTACAGGCGCAACAGTTAAAGGACAAGTTTAGACAGCAATACCAGGGCGCTAATAATGGCGGCGACGTTATTATAACGCCAAAGAAATTAAGCTGGGTAAACTTTGGGTTAAACGCTGCGGACGTTTCGCTAATAGAACAATATAACGCGTCTATTAAAGATATTTGTAACATATTTAACGTGCCAGTACAGCTGTTAAATAATACAGACGCCAGCACCTATAACAATATGAAGGAAGCCAAAAAGGCTTTATACCAGAACGCTGTAATACCAGAACTGGTAAAACTACGCGACGAACTGAACCGCTGGCTAGTACCTAAGTATGGCGACAACCTATACCTAGACTTTGACTTTACAGCTATACCAGAACTACAGGAAGAAAACGACAAAGTAGTACAACAGTTAAGCGCCGCCTGGTGGATTACACCAAACGAAAAACGCGCTGTAATGAATTACGGAAAAGACGAAGACACCCCAGCTATGGACGACTACTATATACCTAGTAACCTACTGCCAGTAAGTAACCAGGATATAGAAATACCAGAACCAGCGCCTATGGCTGTAGATATTGAAGCTGAAAAACAACTAATAAAAGAAGCGCTTAAAGATATTGTAGTAAACGCCGAAATTATAGAAGCTAAAGCGGACGACCTAGACACTAAAGCCGAAAGCTACGACGACTACCCACAGGCGGCTAGTAACAACGCTAAACGTATGCTAGACTGGATAGAAAAATACGGTAGGGACGTAGTAACCGCTGGCACTAACGTAGGGCTAGCTAGGGCGCAGCAATTAAGCAAGCGCGAACCAATTAGCCTAGAAGTTTTAAAGCGCACTAAAAGCTATTTAGAACGCGCCCAGGAATACAGTAAAGTAGACCCAAAGTACAAAGACGAACCCTGGCTAGATAACGGTTTCGTAGCTTACAATTTATGGGGCGGCGAAGCTATGCGTAAGTACGCAAACAAAAAGCTAGCCGAACTAGAAGACAATGCCTAAACCAAGACCAGGCGAAGACCGCAGTAGGTTTATTACTAGATGCGTAAGCGACGCCGAAAGCATAGCGGACTTTCCTAATACGCAGCAACGCGTAGCCTTTTGCTATAGCCAGTACGAACGCTATAGTAAGCCAGCTATAAGTAAGCAATTTAAACAAGTCTGGCAAACGTCTGTAGAACGCGAACGCGGTAAAATGGAACGCCAGTATATAGCTAAGCTACGTAAGTGGTATAACGCCGAATACGCTAAAGGGGTCCAGCAATTTGTAGACGAAGGGCGTATAATAGTACAGGGTCTTTTTCCTATTACGTTTTTGTCTTTTTTCTACGAAGAATACTACGAAGAAACAGGGCTACACTTTGCGAACTGGTATTTTAAAAACTATAAAAAGTTTATAAAGAAACAAAGCGCAGACCAATACCAGAACCAATGGCGCGCTAGTTTTGCTAGTTATGGCGCTAGCGTAGCGAAAACAAACGTAACACTAATACAGGGTACAGCGTTAAAGACGCTAATACAGCTAACAACCAAACTAAGCCGCGACCCAGAATTTCAAGCGCTAGGTACAGCTGAACAGGCGCGTATATTACGCCGACAATTTGACGGCTATAGTAAATACCAGGCTGAACGGTTTATAAAAACAGAAACCACAGCTATAAGCAATAGGGCTATACTAGAAAGCGCTACTACTATTTTTCCAGCAGACCAGCTGTATAAGGAATGGTCTACAGCGCTAGACGGACGAGAACGCGCAAGCCATAGGGCAGCAGACGGACAAAGCGTACCCTACGACCAGCCCTTTATAGTGCAAGGCGAAGAACTAATGGAACCAGGCGACAGACGCGGTAGCGCCAGTAACGTAATAAACTGTAGATGCGCCGCTATACCAGTACCTATAGAAGACGCTGTAGCCGTAGAAGGTTTAGAAAATATAGGCGTACAAATGGCTGGCGAAAACCTAACAAGCGGACTAACCGCCGCAGACGTAGCTAGTATAGCCGCAACTGTAGGCGCGCCAAAACCAAAACCAAAGCCAAGGTACAGCGGACCAGACCAAGGCAAAGGCGAACCACTAGGCGACTACTTCGAAAGGGTAAACCACCCAGCACTAGACCAGTATAACGAAATAAAAAAGCTACAAGCCCAAGGCTTTATAGTAGGCGACAACGAACTACAAATACTAAAAGAAGTAAAGCAAAGCGTACCTATTACTTTGAAAGTAGGCGAAGATACAGCTATGCGCTACCAGTTTGTAAGTGGGCGCGGGGCTTTTGATATTCAAATACTAGATATAAATATAGACCCTAAGCTATACCCTAAAAATAGTAGAAGGTTTACAGAAGCGTTAGTACACGAAATAGGACACCAGCTACACTACCAGCGAAACTGGCTAGGGCGTAAAGGCGTAGGTAATGCTACAGTAAATAGGATATTTAAGAAATACCAGCGCGAAGTAGGTTATAGCCCTAACTACGATACAGCAAAGCTAGACCGTATAGAAGGTATTTTATATACTATGCGTATGGAAAGCGCCGAAATAATGAAAAAATACAATTTAACAGAAGAAGAATTTATGCAGTATAGGGCTAGCGTAGCCGACTTTTTTGGCTGCCTTACTAAAGAAGCTGTAGGTTTCGGACACGGTAGGGACTACTATACCAGCCCAGCTAAAATGCGCGCCGAATTTATAGCGCACCTAGCCGAAAACTTCTACCACGGTAACCCAGTATTTAAGCACTACTTCCCTAAAGCCTACGAAGACACTAAAAAGATGTGGCTAGAACTTTTAAAAAGCTAACAAATGGACGAATACTTTAGACTAATAGACAGATATATAAAAGCAAACCCAGACCAACAAAACCCAGAAACGTACTACAGGTATTTAGGTTTAGATAGGTCTATAGAATTACTTAAAAAGGCGCTAAAAGAAAACCTAGTATTTACTTATATAGATGCTGGCGAAAACGTGCTAGACGGTGGCGAAGTAACACTAATAAAAAAACCGTAAATTTGTACAAATTATTCTAATATGAGTATTTTATTTAAAAGCGCGCCACTAGGCGAATTAGTAGACGCAGACGAAAAAAAAGGTATAGTAAAAGGGTACGCTAGCTACTTTAATAATAAAGACAGCGACAGCGATATTATACGCCCTGGTGCATACGCGAAGACTATTAAAGAAAATGGACACCGCGTAAAATACTTATACCAGCACAATATGGCGCAGCCTTTAGGTAAAATGGTAGAACTAGTAGAAGACGACAAAGGCTTAATGTTTACAGCTGAAATAGCAAAGACTACACTAGGTAACGACGTTATAGAACTTATGAAAGCTGGCGTAATTACTGAAAACAGCGTAGGTATTCTACCAATACAAAAAGAACATAAAGGCGACTACCGCGAAATAACAGAAGTAAAGCTATACGAAGTAAGCGCCGTAACACTAGCGGCTAACGACCAGGCTAAAATACTAGACGTTAAAGGCGAAAAAGCCCAGGAAAACATTTTAAAAAGATACGATGCACTAGCCAAACTTGTACGCAAAGGCGAACTAAGCGACGAAATGGGCTACGCCATCGAAGCCGAACTACTAAAACTTAAAGGTTTATTCGCGACAGCTACTGCGCCGTCTAAGGACACGCAGCCAGTAGACGACAGCCAGGCGGTTTTTGAGTACTTACTAAATAAATTAAATCACTAACAACCTTTATTTTTTTCACTAATGACTGAAAATACAAAACAACACCTAGACCAGTTAGGCGATATTATCGACGCTAAATTGGAAAAGGCGTACGGACAGGCGATTGAAAGCGCCAACGGAAAAGCAGACGAAATGTTAAAGTCTGAAATTTCTAACTTAACTAACCAATTTAACGAACGTTTTGACGCGTTAGAAGTAGCTAATAAAAAGCAATTTGAAGCTGGTAAAAAAGTTTCTTTTAAAGGTGCTTTAAACGAAGCTATTAACGAAGGCGCTATTGACGGATTACGTAACGGTACTACTAAAGCTGCACGTTTCGAAGTGAAGGCGGATATGACTACAGCCGACAACTATACTGGCGAAGTTATCCCAGCTGACCGCGTACCTGGTTATAAATTTGACCCTACTCGTTTGGTACATATGCGCCAGCTTATCCCACAAGGTTCTACTGCGTCTGACGTAGTACGCTATGTTAAGGAAAGCGCGTATACTAACGGTGTAGCACCTAAAGCAGAAGGTACAGCTGTAGCACAGTCTGACTTTGACTTTACAGCTACTGACGCTAACGTACAGAAAATTGGTACTTACTTTAGACTTTCAGAAGAAATGCTAAACGACACACCACAGCTTACTAGCTACCTTTCAGCACGCGCGCCAGAAAAACTACTAGAAGTAGAAGACACGCAAATTTTGAACGGTAACGGTACTGCACCTAATTTGTCTGGTATTATTACAGATGCTGCGGACTTTGCCGCTGGTGGTTTTGCTAACGCTATTGAAAGCGCTAACGAATTTGACGTACTTACTGTAGCGTTGAACCAATTAGCACTAGCTAACTACGCCGCTGACTACATTATGATTAACCCTACTGACTTCCACAAAATTCTTTTGTTAAAGTCTTCGCAAAACGAATACTTAGTAAAAGATTGGAACCAAGGCTTACAGCCACGTATTAACGGCGTACCTGTAGTACTATCTACAGCAGTTACTTCTGACAAATACGTACTAGGTAACTTTGGAATGGGTACTCAGTTATGGATACGCGACAACGTAGGTGTAGAATTCTCTAGAGAAGACTCTACTAACTTCCGCGACGGTTTCGTAACTGTAAGAGTACAGGAACGCGTAGCGCTTACTAACTACCTACCTAACGCCTTTGTAAACGGCGACTTTAGCGTAGACAAAGCAGCCCTAGAAACTGCCTAGTAGTATAACGCTATATACTAAACAAAACCCTGGCTAACCGCTGGGGTTTTTTTATACCCTGTAAAAAAGTTTAAGATTTATTTGTAGGTTTAAGATTAGTTTGTATATTAGCCAAACAAATTATAACAATATGAAACGTAAGATAGAAAACTTTATTTTTGACTGTATTATATACTTTGCCGCTTTTGGCTTAATTACTGGTTTTGTGTATTTATGCGCCTTAGCAGACAAATGGGTAGGGCTATGAAATATACAAAGCATATACTAGGCTGGGGTTTATTAGCGCTGGGACTGCGCGACCTAGCTATATACGACGACTTTATAGGTCTTATTTTTATGTTTATTTTAGGTTTAAGCGTTTTAGGATATGAGCAGCAACAGTAACACTACCAGGCGTAGTAAAACAATACTAGAAGACTTTAAAAGTCTAGTAGACCAGGAAAGGTTTAACAGCCTACCGATTACCCAGCAAATACTAGTTTTGCAGAAACTAACACAAGCTGGCGACATAATGCGCCGCTATACTGGCGTTAAATAAGTATAGATTTATTTTTCTTTTGATTTTTTTGATGCAAAAAGCCGTCTAGTTTTAGACGGTTTTTTTTTGTAGTTTAGTGCAAACAACTTTAAACAAAGTGGACCGTAACCAGCTGGGCTGTCTAGCAGAATATAAATTCAGCGTTAAAGCTATACAGGAAGGGTTTAACGTATCTATGCCACTACTAGATAGTAGCCCCTACGACTGTATAATAGAACGCGACCTACAGCTATTTAAAATACAGGTAAAAAATATAAGTATAGAACGTAAGTTAAACCGCAACAGTATACACGTAGTACTACGGCGCAGTACCGACTTCTACACAAAAGCCGAAGTAGATTTTTTTGCTATCTACTTTACGGTATATGAAGGCTTTTTTATTATACCTAATTATGAACAAAAGGCTTTAAGGTTATCAATAGACGGCAAGTACAAAGACAATTTTAATAACTTTGCACTTATAAAGTAGATATTCTGTTTTTACATTTTTGTTATTCTTACAAAAGCGCTGCAATTAAGTGGCGCTTTTTTTTTCGTATTTTTACAAAAAATATAACTAGATGCGCCAGATAAAAATAAACAGTACTACAGGTAACGAAATACTTACCGTAAGCGACGTTAAAAACTACGTACGTATAGATACTAGCGCCGACGACGCCTTAATAAGTAGAATGATAACCGAAGCGCGTATATACTGCGAAAACTACATAAGCCGCGATATAGTGCCAAAAAATAGAACGTACTACCTTAGCGAAACTAGCGAACTAATAAACATACCCTTTGGTCCAGTTAGCGAAATATCTAGCGTTACTAGTGAAGGTAACGACGCCGACTATACAGCAAAAGGGCTAGATAACGAACTAATAGAACTAGACGGCGGTAGGTCTAAAGATGTTAAAATAACTTACGTTACAACTGGGTTAAGCGACGACCTTATAAAAAACGCTATGCTGCAATTTATTAGCACGCTGTACGATAACCGCGCAGACTTTAAAACTGGTACTATAGTAGCCGACGTACCCACAGAAACCAGGGCGCTACTAGGTAGCTACCGTAATATGTTTGTATAGTATGGACGCTGGGAAGTTTAACACGCAAATAGACGTAATAAGGCTAACTAAAACAGCCGACCAGTTTGGGGGGTTTACTTCTACCGAAGCTGTGGTAGCTACTGTTTGGGCTGGACTAGAATATACTAAAGGCGAAATAAAAAGCGAAAACGGACAGCGCCAGCACTTTGTAGGTATTGAGTTAAAAATGCGTAAAAGAACAGCGGACACTATACAAGACCAGGACGTACTACAGGTAGAAGGCGCAGGACCTAAGTACAGAATAAACAGTATAGTAGAAAATAGCCAAGACTTTTATACTACGCTAACCGCTACAAAAATAGACTAATGAACGCTAAGATAAACCCACAGGACCTGGCTATACTAGACAAAAAGCTAAAGCAGCTTAAAAGGTTTTCGCGCCAGGAACTTAGCAA